GTTCTATTCTATGAAACTCGTGAGATCAATCTACCACAGGTAATCAACACTGATCTATCAGAACAAAAGAGAAACGTAACCATACTAGAACCTGGTCTCAAAGTTTCCAAGCAGTTCTACCTTGGGTTGTACCAATACTTTGATGGCACCAATGTAATTACGGTGCCTGGTTCTTCTGTGTCCAGAGCGATCACTGCATATGAATATGAAGAGAGGGAAAATGATAAGCGTAGAGAGATCTATCTATTGAAGAACAGTTACATCCCCACCTTCATTAAAGAATTCAAGAAGGCAAACAACTACAAGAAGTCTTCCGACTTTATTAATTCAAGGCTTAAAAAAACGGGGGTGTGACCCCCCGTTAATCTTATCATTCTTCAGCGAGTCGCTGGAAGTAGGACAGTGCATCGTCATCGTCTGTCTCATTGGTAGAGACGCTAGGTGCAGGTGCTTGCGGGGTGATGTCAGGAGAATTGAAACCACCCGTGGGGGTAGGATCTTCTTCTTCATCGTACTGTGCCTGTTGGACAGGACGAGCGACACCGAGCACAGTATTCATACGGCTCTCGATCTCATCATATGCTTTGAATTGATCGGCAGTAGTGAATGCTTCCAGACTGTATGCTTGCTTCCAGAGTTGTTCCATCTCGTCATCGTCAGCACTCAATGCAGAAGGTGCTGCGAACTCGGAAGCATCGTAGTTCCAATAACCACCGATGGTGCGGATCTTCAGTTTGAAGTTGGCACCTTCCCACAGGTCAAAAGGATTGACAGGGGTCTCGTCGTCGAACTCGGGTTGCATTGCAGCAAGAACTTTGTCGTGAATCTTCTTGCCGTACTTGTACAAGAACACCTTGCCTTCGTTGTCAGGATTAGCAGAATCCTTGACGACATAGATGTTGCTGTAGTAGGAGAGTTTACGCTTGCGTTGGCGAGCGATCTCCTTGTCGCTTTCGACACCGCTGTTCCACAGTTTGTTGTTTGCGGCACAGACAGGGCACTGCTCACCTTTAGTGGTGGGGCAGTTGTCGATCAACCAACCACCAGGACCTTGGAAGGCGTGGTTGTAGAGCTTTGCCCAGGGGAGAGATTCGTTCTCGGGAGCTGGCAGGAAACGGATGACTGCGTAACCGTTGCCAGAAGCGTCAAGTGCGGGCTTCCAGAGTCGTTCGTCGCCGCCGCTGTTTGCATTGGTGGACTTCTGAAGTTCCTTCTGAAGGAAATCAAAGTTGCTCTGGGACTTGCGCTTAAGTTCTGCGAAATTAGACATGTTGGATGTTTAGGATGTGGCTTTAGTGACCCCTGTCACTTTGACATTATATCACAGGCAGAAGGTAGGGTCAAGACCCTTCTGCCTTGAGTGTCTCTCTCATGACCTTGATCTTATCGACCAGCTCATCAAAGACAACACCAGCGTCCTCATTTTCAGACGCCCCAAACATGACAGCAGCTTGTTTAATGTTCTCTGCCATGTCAGTTGCCTCGGGATCATCGGACAACTTCAGTCTAGTATAAAAGACTTTCTGCTTCTCGATCATCTCCTGTAACACATCGAAATACTCTAGCTTTCTATCGGGAGACAGTGCAGGAAATGTCATCGCTGCCTTCATGCAATACTCTTGCAGTTTGGCAAGTTCTTGTAGGTCACCTCGGACCATCTCGGATTGAAAGAAATCACTCATACCAAAAGTAGTTTTGCTCGACTGGTTTTCTTGATGTAGTTTAGTTTCTGTGCATCATACTTAAGTTTTTCCTTAAGTGGTTTGCTAATTAGTTTGGGGACTGATTCGATCTCAATGTCATGGGTCTCACAGTAAAATACAATTGCATCAATATAGTTCATGGAATTATCAAATGCAATCTTCTCTACGTCTTGAGAGAATTTTGCAGTAGTCATAAATTTATCCTCCAGTTTTTCTATCATGTTTATCTTGGTATTCTCGGATGTACTCTTGTAACTTGATAAGGTATTCTTTTTTAGGGGGAACCACTTTGACTTGTGTGTCACCATTTTCACAAGCAACAATCGTAACCAACTTCTTTACCGACAAACCGTATACTTCCTGCAGCATGCATGCATAGCCACATTCTTGTACAAAATAGTCGTAAAGATATTGCTCCCGCTTTGGTGCTTCGGATGTCTTGAAATCAATGATTGCGAGTTCTCCTTCATACTCTGCGATGCAGTCCACACGTCCTGCAATTTGTAAATAGTCAGAGTATAATGCCGCCTCTTGTAGATATACCCTATTTATACGATCAAGAACTTCACGAGAAGAGTGGAACATTGTCCACGGTAATGGCATGTCTTTATACTTATCCGTGTCTAACTCATTGTTGATGTAATCTTCAACGAGTTTGTGATACCTAGTACCACGACCAGCAGCACGAGTAGACTTTGCTTGCGCTTTGTCTTTACCTACCCGTGCTCTCCATTTAGCAAGACCTGCCTGCTTCTTTGCATTGTTACTAATCACTGTGGTGATAGAAGGATACTTCCCACCAGTAGGAGTGAGATAGTATCTCTTTCCATCAATCATCTCTGCTGTCATTTCAATAGGCGAGATGTCACCCACATGATTAAAGATATGCATTAAAGACCCAAGTTAATTTTACTAATGAGATAAGATTTGACTAGACCAGAACGAACGATGTCTTCAATGTCATATTCAATGAGAGAGAACTCATCCATGTCCTGAAGGATGCGTTGGAAGTCAATGATACCTGACTTCTCGTTTGCTTTCTGCAGGTCAGACTGACGAGCATCACCACAGAACATGATCTTTGTGTCCTGACCACAGCGAGTCATGATTGAATCAAGTTCGTGGAAGTTTAGATTCTGTGCTTCGTCAATGATAACGATAGAGTTATCAAGTGTGGTGCCACGTAGGAATGATGTAGACCAGAACGATACAGTTTCTTGTGCCTTCAGATTTTCATACAGCATCTCAAAGCTGTTATCATCAGGCATCTCGAACATGTATTTCACCATGTTCTTGTAAGGAATTTGATACAGAGATGCTTTATCTTCATGGGTTCCTGGTAGAAACCCGATCTCCCTCGTTGCGACCAGAGATCTAACGATATAAACTTTATCATATGGTGTATCCTCATCCAGTACATCACGGAGAGCAAGGTACAATGCAACAAACGTTTTACCTGTACCAGCACACCCATAAGCATAGATGTTTTGTCCCTTGCCATACTCCTCAAACATAACCCTTTGGTTATCTGTAAGAGGTTCGATAGGGAGGAGATAGGAAGAATTGATTGGTTTCTTCCTCTTCATTTGCTTTGTAGACATACCGTTAATGTCAGGTTGATTACGCTTTCTTGCTCTAGGCATAGTTTACCACTCAATAGTTGAATTTCGGATCTTGGATGCTCGGGTCATGATATCATTCCATCCAGGATGAGTCTTGCTCATCTTGTTTTTCCAGTCACCGACCTCACCGACGCCAGCTGCGCCTGCTTGCCAGTCTTTATCCCACTCGGGATTTTCTTCCCGCCATTTAGTATACTCGGTCATAGTCATGGAGAGTTCTTTCTTCTCCCCAGTCTCCTTATGAATTACTGGATACGTCGGCATCTTCTTTCTCCTTTTTGTTGAATCCAAATGGTCCTGTAAGTTTCTCTTCTAGTGCCACCTTCAAAGCAACCCCACCGATTGCTTCCATGACTTTAAGAATGTCTTCTGGTCTCGCATCTGAACCAAGTTCAGTGGCAACGTAACGATACTTCGGCCAGAAGTTCTCGCCTGCCTTTTCATAATCTTCAAGTGTAAGTAGTTTCATAACCATCCAAGTGCTTCAGATACTGTAGGGAATTGTTCAATAAAGATTGTACGTGCGCCTTCTGCAATGTCCATGTGTTCTTTCTGTGTACCATGTGCCGAGCGAAGATCGATGTAATGGATCCATGACCTACATGATCCTGTCATGTAGATTTTTGTGGGCACGGCGAGTGGGAGTACAAAACGAGCACACTCCTTTGCGATTGACGCATCGAGCATCTCTTTGTAGAGTTTCATACCAGCTGCAAAGTGCTGTTGCATTTTGATCTGGAACTCTTGCTTGGTGAAAGGATCAATGTCATCGATAGAGTTCTGTCGATTCTTTGTATCCTGACGACGCAGTTCAGGTAGTGGGATTGTGTCGCCTAGCAGAGATGAATCTGCATAGCGTTGGGAAAACTCTTGATATGTGAACGAACGGTGACGCAGCACTTGAGCTGCCACACCGCGTGTTGTATTTATCTCCAGCGTCATGTATGCCTGCTCGAAGACAGACCAATGCTGATGCTGGACACAATACTTAAGGAGTCCCGCTACCTTCGGATTCTCCTGGTTCGCTGGATTGCTCACCCTCGCTACGTACCCCATCGTCTTCTCTGCCTCTGGAGTTACGCTTACGAGATTCACTGATGTCATACCCAAATCCTTTCTGTTTCTGTGCGTTTTTAATTAGTGCTTCTTCAAGCATTGCATCATATAAATCACTGATCCCCGAATTCATTTCTTCAGGGGTCATTGTGTTGATGTTTTTCATCGCTTTCTTCAGTCGCCTGACTTTTGATAGCTTCCTCATATTATATCATAGATTGGTTAGTCTGCATAGCCATCGTCGTCATCATCATACCTAGCGTAGGCAGCGGACACGTCTGGTTGTCTGGTATATGCTTCGGGGTCTGAATAGATCTCTGCTTCCAGGGCATTGAGCAAAGACTTAAGATTCTTGTGGATTAGTTTGAGTCTTTCTTTGTCCATAAAACTTCCCTTTAATTATATAGTAGCATAAAAAAAGGGGGTTTGCAACCCCCCCAGTCTTACATAAGAATACGTCTGCAGATTCTCTTACATTCTGTTTGATTCAGCGCGTCACATTCAATTAAACATTCGTAGTAGTCATCTAGTTTCTGGTTCTCTATTGCTAGATCATCCATTGTTTCTTCTAGATGCCGCCACTCATCCAACTGTGAGCGTGATAGTAGATTGTGCATGGTCACCCCCATAAACTGAAAACATAATACATTGGGGTTTAGGATTCATTTTTCACCTCGCATAATTCTACCACTATCTAGACAGGATGTCAGCAAATTCTGACGAAACCTGTATGTTATAAAGCAACTCTTATTTTTTGTATATCTTGCTACACATATTATGTAAAGATAAAAAAAGAGGGGTCGCAACCCCTCTCATTTATTTGTGGAGAAGCAGAAGTTCTCCGTAGATCATACCAATGAATGTCACACAACCTAGGGACATAAGTCCAACGATTTGTAGTGCTTCCATGGCGATCACTTGGTGTAAATGCGACCGCGATAGCAGAAAGTGCCATGCACTTCTTCGCCTTGCTGCTTGCACTCATACTTGACACCACGATATGTAGTGTGAGAGATTTGAGCGTCGTGAAGAGCAGCAGCTTTCTCGATCTGCTTACGAATGATGTTAAGTGTGTTCATTTGTCGTTACCTGAATGAATGGAAAGTTAACCTTCTCACCTTTCGGTGGATCCGTTTTCCCGTTCCTTCAGTCGTTTGCGCCCCAAACATCGAAACACTCTGGTACAGATTCCTTTACGGTCTCTACTAATTCTACCACCACTTCAGGCGGTAGATCCATCCTGTTTCTTCTGATCTTGAACAATAATGCATCAGCATCTGGACACGCCATTGATGAAGACAATAGAAGTTCAAACATGGGGTGAACGCTCCGTTCCGCGACTTACTTGCGTCTTATGTATACAACCCGTCGCATTGACCTTCCACCTTTGTCTTGAGATACCCAATTAGATTCAACTTCGACCGTAGGTCTAGGTGAGGATCTGCTTGGATCTCTACTCGTCTTTGGAGGAACCTTTCACAGGACATGTGCCACCCATAAGGGTTGCCGTCATCATGATGGGCAAGGGTCAATGCCAGCAGGATGCTGAACATAAGATGAACGATTGCTATAGTATAGCATTACTATATATCTTTTGTCAACTGTAACATCCGCTACATTTATTATTTCTTTTCTTTTGGTGCGTTGGGATCAACCCACAGCTTGGGATTTGCTCTGCCTTCTGATTGTGTCATGTTAACAAAATCATTACGATACATGTCCCAATAGTGGTCAAAAATATCTACTTTCTTTGCAGCAGTAACGATATCAAATTTAGTAATACCGTCTTGTAAATACTCAACTAGAAAAGCGGTGTATGGAAGACTGCGATCTTGACCCATGGTTGGGTCACAGTCTTGAGCGATCATCTTAATTCCTTTCCCCATCAGCTACGGTTCCCCCACTGAATGCCAGGGAATGCTTCAGACACTACTGCCTTGGTGATCTTCCAACGCTTACCAAGTTTCTTATCCTTGACTAGGATCAGAACCTCTGCCTCACCTGCCGTGAGACCTTCCAACATTTGAATGAACAGTTCCTCGCGACGAGACTGCTTAAGGGTGGTGCTACCACCCCTGAAGAAGAGGTAGAGTTTTCGATACTCTTTCTCCAGGACCGAGTGTTCTGTCCCTTCAGGGGCATCGTTGGGGGTGTAGGGAACGTCTCCTGGTGGCAACTCGCTGACAACGCTGTCATCAAAGTTTGCAATCAAGAGGGCACGAAGTGCGTTGGTGTTGTACTGTAACAACAACTTCTTCTTCTCTGCTTTTGTCTTCGCATTGCTCACTTTCTGGAGCACTTCATTAATTAACAAATTCATTTTTTAAATGGTGATGAACTACGAAAAAAGAATTCCTGCAACAAATCATTCAGTTGATGTTCCTTGAAGTATTCCAAAGGAACTTTCTTTCCACTGATATTTATCGAGTTGTATTCATCTAGAATTTTCTGCTCGATTTCTTCGGGGACACAATCAAAATCAATCAGGTTACGATTGCGATGGTAATTTGCCAGTTGCTGTGTAGTATCACAGAACTGGGATGGATCTTGAGTGATCCACTTCGCAACTTTCTTTTGACTGATAGGTTTCTGTCTAGCTCCTGCAACAAATGTATCATCATCTGACAGGAAGTTAGGGATACCATCTGACTTGTCACCACGCATAACATGCTCCTTGATATATTGCCAAGGATCGTCGTGTGCTACTGGTCTCTTCGTAATTGGATTGTACTGTCTTACTCCTGGGTATTTCTGCAATTGAATGAAATCCTTATCCCCAGATAGAATAAGAATCCTGTCCTTTGGTCCCTTGTTCTTGCAGAGTGTAGAGATAACATCATCTGCTTCAGCACCATGGACTTCTACTACTTTGTAAGGAAAGTATTCTCTGATCTCGTCTCTGATTTTATTCAGGACTTCAAAGATTGCTGTCCAGTCATGTGATGATTCTGCCCTTGCTTTTTTTCTACTTGCTTTGTAGTAAGGGAAGACATCTTTCCTCCAGTAGTGTCTGCTATCGTAAGCGAGAACAACCTCACCGTATTCTTCGGAGTATTGTTTCTCGTAAGAACGAAGACTGGTAAGAACCATATGTCTCACCAGTCTTTCATCAAGAGCACTTTGTTTAATCTGTGCCATCAGGTTACTAATCATAACCTGATTCATGTCAATAATAACCATCCTCGTCGTCGTCCTCCTCTGTTACGAATTTAACTGAATAGAGTTCTTCATTGATCACCATACCTTCTTCGTCATACATTTCTGGGTGTTGTGGGAGATTAGTCTTTGTATTCATGTAGGCATAAAGAAAGTCATTTGCTGTCCATCCAATCAGTGTGCCAACAATCATGAATAGCACCATCAGAATTGATGAAAATGTGAGGATAACTGCAGTTGTCATGGTCCTTCTCCTGTTAAGTGGAGCTCTCCTCTTTCCAGGTAAATTCTATTTTTATTTGAAATACTTTACCAAGGAGAGCTAGAGTGTGATTGATCCTGATCCCCTTACCTGGGGGTACTTTCGCCCTCCTGCGAAGCATTAATTCCACACCTCTATTTATCTCTAGTTCACTCATTTTTTTCTCGAGCTCACAAGTCCTTTGTCAATCAAAAACTTTGCAGTCTGGTGGAGTCCTCCGATCGCTTCACCGTCTATAATAACATACGGATACCCTTTTGCCAAGGGGTATCGCTTGACCATTGTCTCTCTCGTAATATCCTTCCCAACCACATAGGAACTGTACTCTAGGTTGGCACGTTTCATTAGGACCTTCACCTTGTCACAGTAACTGCAACCAGGGATAGTAAAAATTTGAATCTTCATGGTATGTCAATGGAAATGTTGAATGAAAGAGAGATTCTTTCATTCTCTGATGTGTTGGAGCTCACATGGTGTTGCAGGTTAGACGGGAACAATACTACTCTACCCTCTTCGGGTGGGATTGTCCAGACGTTGTGATCCAGTCCATAAAGTACATGAGAATGTGGGGAGTGTAGCACCAGGTCACCAGATTCATGTGGTGCCTTGACCCAAAGGACACCAGAAAAGAAGCAGTGTGGATGGGTGTGTGGCATGTTCCAAGCACCTTTTGGATTGGAGTTAAACCAGATATTATGAAGGGAGAACTTGGTGCCTGGGAAATCATTATCTCCAAATGATTGGGACATCAGGTCAACTGCTGGCATGAGAACCTCATCCCAAATCTTATTACAAACAGAATGAAAGTCAGGGTCTTGATGGATGTCAGATGATGACTGATACCCACCCATGTTACTCACCTGTACAGTTTCATACTTACTCTTATACTGTCTGGTGTAATCAATGATGTCATTCCTGTACTGATCAAAGTCAGGAATCATAGCAGTATACACAGGAGTTGGAAACAACTCCATCTTTCCATATTCAATCACGCGAAACCTCCTTTGCTTTTCTTCTTAATATCAACCACTTCCATATGTGATAGGAACTGACCAGGAGACTGGAACCATCGTGCGTTTGCTACCTGCCAGTCATCGTAGATTTCTGTCTGACCATTGGTGAACACAATCCTATAGCGATGCCTATCGTATGGTTTGTCACAGGTCTGTGTGAAGTATCTAGGATCGTTTGGTTTGATCAGATCGTAAGACATGAAAAAAGGGGTCCGAAGACCCCTAATATATCACGTATCCTTTAATAAGGCAAGTCCTTATTAAAAGTTAGAGTGCGTTGCCTCTTGGCAACACTTCTTCAGGAAATACAAACTGCTCGTGCGGTTGATCCACTGGTGCCATCCAGGCACGTAGACCTTCGTTCAGCAGGATGTTCTTGGTGTAGAACGTCTCGAACTCGGGGTCTTCCGATGCTCTGATCTCTTGACTTACGAAATCATAAGCCCGAAGATTAAGAGCAAGACCAATAATGCCGATGCTACTTGTCCAAAGACCCATAACAGGAACAAAAAGCATAAAAAAGTGAAGCCACCTTTTATTACTAAAGGCAATACCAAAGATCTGACTCCAGAAGCGGTTCGCTGTGACCATAGAATAAGTTTCTTCTTCTTGAGTCGAATCGAATGCCTTGAAAGTATTTGCTTGTTCACCATCTTGGTAGAGTGTGTTCTCAACAGTGACACCATGGATTGCTGACAGTAATGCTCCCCCTAGTATACCAGCAACTCCCATCATATGAAAGGGGTTGAGGGTCCAGTTGTGGAACCCCTGTAGGAACAGTAGGAAGCGAAAGATTGCCGCCACGCCAAAGCTCGGCGCAAAGAACCAACTGGATTGTCCGAGAGGGTAGATGAGAAATACACTAACAAATACGGCAATAGGACCCGAAAAAGCAATCGCATTGTACGGTCTGATTCCAATTAGACGTGCAAGTTCAAACTGTCGAAGCATGAAACCAATGAGAGCAAAGGCTCCGTGGAGCGCCACAAAAGCCCAGAGTCCCCCAAGTTGGACCCAGCGGACGAAATCTCCCTGAGACTCAGGACCCCAAAGTAGAAGAAGAGAATGACCCATAGCATCAGCAGGCGTTGAGAC